GCTCAGATTGCCCTGTAAGTCGTTCTGCGATCAACTCATTAATGTAGTCATCAGCAGAGGTGCTTGGCTTCCCAGTTAGTGTTATTAGCTTGGAAAACATGCTTGCAGAGGGCTTGCCCAGTCTTGCAGCAAGCCACTCTGGGGAACCCTGCTCATGGTCTAAGATGATCACTTCTTGGCCTCTAGTGCGGCAACAGCGCGGTCGTAGTGTACAGCTAGTATCTGATCGACTGAGCGAACCTTCAGCCACTTGCAAAACTTATCGCTGTCGGCACCAGTCTCATCAAGTAATTTCTTGATGGCCATGATCTGATCGTCAGTGACAACAGCATTAGCGACAACAGGATTTATATCCTCGCCTGCGTATATGTAGTGACCAAGCCCAAACATTGCGAAGCACTTAACCAGGCAACGCATCTTGCTGGAGTTAATGGCAAACTTATCAGGGTTTGCAATAGCTTTATTGCGGTGATCCATAACAGGCAGCCACATGTGCCGCATCATCATCTGATCTTGCTCTGAGCCAGTATGGATGTGAACCACGCAGCTTATCTCAACGGTGCCTGTGTCCTCGCATTTATCTTCTTCGAAGGAATAATGCAGGTCAGGATAATGCTCCATCATCGTTCCGTAAGCCCAAGCCCATGAAAGATATGATAAGTTGCCTTTCTTCTCGATATGGTTAGATACATCAATAGCAGATAGGGTCTGCCAGACCTCTTTAGATAAACTCACTTTGACCTCCTACAGTCTGTTCTTTATCGTACTGCTCACCGTATCCAACATAGTAAGCCTCTGATTGCCCGTCTAGGGCTGGATAACCTACAACGCAGTCGTACTCACCGCGCTCCAGATCGTTTAGATCGTTTATTCCCATGTTTGCCTCCTACAGAAAATGCCCCCGAAAGGGCGGTTAGTTTATGCAGCGTACCAAGACTCGTTTACAAAAGGGCTTGCGGTTGCTTCTTCTTCTTTCTTTTCCATCAGTATTTCTACTGCATCTCTTCTGCATGACTTGCGATCTTCGTAAAACCCTGACTCTATAAGCTGTCCTGCCCACTTATGCTCTGCCCAGAAGTAACCAACGCTGTCTTTGGTGATGCTGATATCTGATGTTTTCCAGTAGTTAGTCATTTTGTAGCCCTTGTTTTATTGAATGTGAGATTATAATTACATAACTAAACCATAAAGTAAACCCTTTTGTTAATTAAAAGACAAAAAAAAGCCCCAGTTAAGGGGCTGCGGACATAAGTTGCTACTTTGTGTCCGTTAGTATGACCAGATAGCAGGGCAGGGGAAACCGTCCTCTTCTGTGCAGGCATCTAGGTGGATAAAGCGACCCGATCCTTTCTGCTGTATACCGATTCTCTGTATACCGTGCTTCTGGGCCACTCTAATGATTTCTAAGGCGTTTTCTCCGCTGGCTAGTATATCTACTGCCTTACCGTGCGTATGCGCTCCTTTGACCTCTTTACGGGCCTCTATGGGGTGTTCTGGAGACCTGTAAGCAGAGGACAGTGCAAAGCTGAAGCCGCACTCTTCGCGGATAGCGTTTAACGTCTTTAAAAAGTCAGGGTCAAAGCCTTGATCGCCTGTATGTCGGCAGGCCAATTCTTTTGGCTTAAAATAATTCTTTTCTTCTTTCTTAGGTGATTTAGCCATTTTACTTTCCTTCTATGTTCTTGGTCTTTTCAAAGCTACGCATACCGCCAAGCCCTAATAGACCACCAAGTATAGGCATAAGTGTACCACCATCTGCCTGCGGTATCACAACACCGAACCCAGCAGCTATAGGTGATATTAGGTAGTTGACTGCAAGGGCAAGGACGCAGACCCAGCCTGTTGCTGGTCGCCAAGAGGCTTGAAACCAGTTTCCTTTGGCTTCGGCAGTGTTGAGCTTAACCTGTGCCAGTGCAAGTTCCTGTGCATGCTTGTCCGACAAGGTACTGATTTCGTGCGCGAGCTTAGCCTTTTGATCTTTGTCCTCGATAAATTTGTCAAGTAAGCCCGTGACTGGCCCAATGAGTGAAGTGACGATGCTCATAAAATGCCTTTCTCAATTAGAAACAGCCCAATAATCAGAGGATACATTCCCCACAGCATCATCTCGCTCTTCTTGAATCGCTGCGTACCTTCTTCTAGCCGCCTTTCTATATTGGCATATCTAACAGCGCATTCCTTCTCGTGGCCTTCCAGTCTAATTAGGGCTTCTTTAACAGTTGCCATTTTTAGTCCTCAGCCTGTAGGCTTTCAGAAAGCATCTTAATAAAGGCTTCTTTGCCTACCATTAGCTGATCTAGGTTAAATTGAGTTGAACCGATCTTTCTATCTAAGTCAGCGCAGTGATTTACCATCGCCTGCTGTTGATCGGTCATGTCTTCGTACTGATATTCAATATCGTCAATGGTTATGGGAGTTGTTTTTTTCTCGCCCATTACTATTTCCTCTCAGTTGGTTAGTTTAAATGCACATCATATAGATAATACCGACTTTCGTAAATCATTGCATGCGTTACGCAATAACACCGCAAGTTGTATTTATCCCCAAAAATCCGCTATTCAGCGGCATTAATAATCTCTTGAAGTTCAACAGCAATATCAACCTGTGCCTGTAGATGCGCCTGAATGTCATCTTCTGCTATGTCAGTAAGCGGCACTTCAAACGCCATGTCATTTGACGTAAACACCGCCATTGTCACGCCTTCATCTTCTTTAGTGTCGTAGGCAATCATATTAATTAAACACCACCGTTGTGTTTGCGCCCATGGAGCCAAAAGGATCAGAAGCGCTCGCCCACCGCCAATGTGTAAGCGTGCCTTGGTTGTTATATGATGCGCTCGTTCTGTTAAAAGTTGTCGAGCCTACTTGCATTGTTGACCAACCTGAATTACTTCGACCGCCGCTAACGTAGAAATACAACCCGCTATTGCCTCCCCAAACAATCCCTGGAATAGTAGCCCCGCCATAAATATTTGACGTTCCATCGCTTATAGCCCCTATGCTAATCGTAGACCAATACCCGCGCCAGAATTGGTAGTACTGATATTTACCACCAACAGTTACCGTCTGCGTGTCTAGCGCGGCAGACGCTCCATAAAACTGGTTCATGCTAATGGTGCTACCAGAGCCAGATACACGATACTGAGCATACTCCCCCATCGTAATAGGGTGAGAGCCGCCAAACTCAGTTTGTAAATCAGCAAAGGATATTGCACCTGACGTTTGCAAGGCCATTAGCTAATTACGCCACACGCCATCTTGTTAGCTACACCGTTAGCAACTTCACCGATACGGACAGCAGTAGCATCAGCATCGTATTCACCGTCAGCATCAAAGCATACGTTTACAGAACGCTCGTGAGTTTTGTCGGTGTCGCCACAGGTAAAGCGCACTTGTATATCTGTGCAAGGGGACTCTTCGGTTATGGTTTCGCCCTCATTGTCTGGGTCGGGCATTTCATTTGTGCGAGTTCCTGTGAACTCTTCGAGTAGTTCATAAGTTATAGACATCACTTAGTCTCCAGTTGTGTTTTGAGGTCATCGACCTCGGATTTAAGTTCTTTAATTGATTCGATGAGAAGCGGAACAAGTCTTGAGTAATCGACTGTCAAGTATTCTTCTCCTGATTTAGAAACTGAATCGTTAGTAACTTCGTCAGCTATCCGGTCAAAAGGAGCTAGGGATACTGCTTCTGGCAGTACGGCTTTTACTTCTTGTGCTGAAAGTCCGACCTGCTGTGTCTCTGTGCTGTAGCCGTGCTGTTTTGCAAGTTCGTTTTCAACATAATAAAAGCCGCTTAAACTTTGCACTTTCTCAATGGCGTTAGTTATATTTCCGGTTTTAGTTTTAAGCCGTTCGTCTGAGTAATATGCAGTAACATTGCCGGGGAAATATGTGTTGCCGTAATTATCAAGCAAAGCCGCCGTTCTAGTTAAAGTGCCTGTCAATGGAGAGCCCGGTCCGTACTGCCGCACATAGATATATTCAGCCGAGCCGCTAGTCTGCCCATCATCGCCTGTTGATATTTCTAAATACCCTGCGTTAGAGCCTGTTCCAGCTCCACCGACAAACCACTGGTCGTTATCAGACATCGTGCCAGATATGCCTCTTTTAGCAGTGGTTGAGTTGGCAAACAGAATATTTGCAGACA